AACTTAGATGAATTTGTAGGTTTCCAAATTAAAATAGTAATGAGTGGAACTAATGAAGCACGTCCTCCAAGGTTTAAAGATCTAAGAGTAATTGCTTTAGCATAATGATACCCGTCCAAGGACATAAACATCTCTATCGAGATGAAAACTCTGGTGCTATTGTGAATAACGATTCTCAAGGTTATTCACAATATATTGCAATGAGAAATAAAAAGAAACATGAAGAATTAGAACTTAAAAGATTACGATCTGATATTGATGAAATAAAAACACTTTTAAAAGAAGTGTTAAATAAATGATGAAATGGTAGTAATATAAATATTTAAAATCATATTGATTAATAATGGCGGTATATGTATCCAATATAGTGATTGAACAAGGTTTTGACTTTGATACGTCCTTTCAATTAGAGGATACTAGAACTAATGCGTTTTTAGATTTAACTGGATCTAATACTGAAGGTCAAATAAGAAAGTCCTCTAGTAGTACCAGTAAAGTAGCATTTGCTACAACAGTATCAGATCCTGATACTGGTATTATTACAGTGTCATTAGGATCTACGATAACTGTTAATATGAAACCTGGAAGATATGTTTATGATGTAAAAATAATAACTTCTACTGGCAAAGAATATAAGGCTATAGAAGGTTCAGCGTTAGTTAGAGGCGGGGTAACAAGGTAATGCCAAGTATAAACGATAGAATTGGCTCACAAAATGTGATACGAGTATTATCTAATGCGTCGGCACCTCCGACAAAATTAGTTAATATGAATGATGTTGATACTTCTAGAGAGGGTGAAAATGGGTTAGTTTTAGTATGGGATGCAAGTTCTAAAAAATTTGTATTAAGTGATAAAGTTCAATCTGCTACATTAATACAAACTGGAATTTCATCAATTTCAAATACAACTCAATCATCTACCGCTACTACTGGAGCATTGACTGTAGCTGGTGGAGTTGGAATATCTAAAAATTTAACTTTAGGAACTGGTTTAGTTGCTGCTGGTATAGCAACATTTTCTGGAAATATTGATGCTAATGCTTCTGTAGATATTTTTAGAGATTTAAAAGTAAATAATAATCTTAGTGTTACTGGACTAACAACATTAACAGGAATAACAACCACTGTTGGTGATTTATATGTTGGTGGTGATTTATATCTTCAAGATGATTTAGTATTAGATAACGTCAGTGGTACTAGTCTTAATATAAGTGGAGTTGCCACTGCAGGTTCTGTTTCTATAGGTGTAACAGAAGTTTTAAGTTCAACATTCGGACTTAAAAATATTACAACCTTAGATGCTACAACAACAGCAACTATTGAGGCCGCCATTGAATCTGGATCTAATACATTTGATAGTCTTAATATAACTGGTATTGCTACCTTTAATAGTGATGTTAAATTTAATGGTAACACATCAGGAATGTTATGGGATTTTTCTTCAAATGATTTTATTTTATATGATAATACTCGATTAGAATTTGGTAGTAATACTGATTTTGAGATATGGCATGGAGGTGCTCACACCTACATGAAAAATAGTGGTGGTGATCTCAGAATTCGTGGTGATAAAATACTACTCAAAAGGGCAGATGATAGTGAGAGGTATCTTGAAGCTAATGTTAATAATGAGGTAATATTATTTCATAATGGTAATGAGAAAATCACTACTACCACTTATGGTGCTAAAGTAACGGGTATTTTAAGTGCTACTAGTATTTCTATAGATGAACTTGACGGAGGATCGTTCTGATGGCAAAACCAAGTACTAGACAAGGTTTAATCGATTATTGTTTAAGGCAATTAGGAGCACCAGTATTAGAAATTAATGTTGATGATGAACAAATAGATGATCTAGTTGATGATGCTATACAACTTTTCAATGAAAGACACTTTGATGGTGTTGAAAAGATGTATCTTAAATATAAGATTACTCAGGATGATATTGATAGAGGAACTGCAAATAATAAAACAGATAGTGATAATACAGTTGGTATTGTAACTACTACTGCAACTTCCACTGATGTAAGTGGTTTAGGAACAGTTACTTCTAATTGGTACGAAACTTCTAATTTTATTCAAGTTCCAGATTCTGTTATAGGTGTAGAAAAAATATTTAAATTTGATACTAGTTCTATTTCTGGTGGAATGTTTAGTATTAAGTATCAATTATTTTTAAATGATCTATATTATTTTAATTCTGTTGAATTAATGCAATATTCAATGACAAAATCTTATCTAGAAGATATAGATTTTCTTCTAACAACTGATAAACAAATACGATTTAATAAGAGACAGGATAGATTATATCTAGATATTGATTGGGGTTCTGAGAAAGCAGATAATTATTTGGTTCTTGAATGTTACAGAGCATTAGATCCTGCTTCTTTTTCTGGTGTATATAACGATAGTTTTTTAAAAAAATATTTAACAGTATTAATTAAAAGACAATGGGGATTAAATATGATGAAATTTACTGGAACTAAATTACCTGGTGGTGTTGAATTAAATGGTAGACAATATTATGAGGATGCTGAAAGAGAATTAGAAGATATTAAACGAAGAATGACTTTAGAATATGAAGTTCCACCTCTTGATATGATAGGTTAATATAAAATGGCTTTAAACTCCTATTTTTTACAAGGATCCAAAAACGAACAGTTTTTGATGCAGGATTTGATTAATGAACAATTAACCATTTATGGTATAGAAGTATATTATCTTCCTAGAAAAGTTTTTAAAACTGATAATATTATTAAAGAAGTTCAGTCATCTAAATTTGATGATTCTTTTATTATAGAAGCATATTTAAATAATTATGAGGGATATAATCCTAATAGTGATTTAATGACTAAATTTGGTTTAAGATTAACAAATGAAGTTAGTCTTACTATTTCAAAAGAAAGATTTGAAGAATTTATAGCACCATTCTTAGAAGGTATGAGTTCTGGTATTAAAGAAGGTTCTATTACAGAGTATACATTTGAAGATTTAATTACAAGACCTAAAGAAGGAGATTTAATATATTTTCCACTAGGAGAAAGATTATTTGAAATTAAAAGAGTGGAATCTGAAAAACCATTCTACCAATTAAATAAAAATTATGTTTATGAATTAAATTGTGAATTATATGAATATGAGAATGAACTTATTGATACTACTATTGAAGAGGTAGATAATACAGTTGAAGATGAAGGATACATTACCACTGTAAATTTAGTAGGATCTGCTACAACTGCTTCTGGAACTGCATCTGTCGGTGTTTCTGGTATGATTGGATTTATAGATCTAATAGATGATGGATCTGGATATGTATCTGCACCAACGGTTCAAATATCACCGCCACCATCAGGAACTCAAGCTACTGCAGTTGCTATTACTACTTCAAAGGCTGGTGTAAAATCAATAAAAGAAATTTTATTAACCAATCCTGGTGCTGGATATAATAGTGAAAGTCCACCTTTAGTTCTGTTAACTGGTGGTGGTGGAGTAGGTGCTGCAGTTACTATTGGTGTTGTTGATAATGGACTTAGTGCCGTAACAATATCAGAACCTGGAGCTGGTTACGCTACAGAACCAACTATTACATTTACTGGTGCTACTGGTGTTGGTGGAACAACTGCTAGTGCTCAAACAGTTATTACTGATGGTGCTATTACAGCAGTTCGGTTCTCAAATGCTGGTGCTGGATACACAGTTGCTCCTACAGTTACTTTTGCAGGTATAACTACAACTGGAATTGGAACATTTATATTTAATGAAACTGTTCATGGTCAGACTTCTGGTGTTGTTGCGAGAGTTAAGGACTTCAAGAGGAGAACCGATATCAGTCCTGATAATCCACCAGTTGAACTTAGAGTATCTCTAAATAGTGGAGCATTCCGTGCAGGTGAAGTTTTAGTTGGTTCTATATCTTCTGCTAGATACATTGTAGATAGTTACGATACTGATAGTTTTGAGGATCCATTTGATGCAAATAGTGATATAGAAACTGAAGCAGATAACTTACTTGACTTTACAGAAGGCAACCCATTTGGAGATTATTGATGTTAGGCACTTATTATTACCACGAAATTATTCGCAAAACTATAATTGGTTTTGGTACACTATTCAATAATATTTTTATTAAACATGAAGGTATTGATAATTCAACTTTAGATGAAACTAAAGTTGGATTGGCATATGGTCCACAACAAAAGTTTTTTGCAAAGATTAGAGAGCAAGCAAACTTAACAAAAGCAGTTGCTATAACTCTACCAAGAATGTCATTTGAAATGACTTCTGTTCAATATGATCCAACAAGAAAATCTGGTATAACACAAACATTTAAGGCATCAGATGGAACAAACTTGAAAAAAGTTTTTATGCCTGTTCCATATAATATTGGATTTGAGTTAAGTATATTTTCAAAATTGA